CAATCTATCTTGGAGAACGTTTTGAAGAAGCACACTAAAATATATTTTCAGGCCATGGGCATCAGTCCCGTGGAGTTTGTGCCTTGTGAGGTGTGTGGATCCAGAGCCGTGGACATCCATCATATCAATCCCAGGGGGATGGGTGGGAGCAAGAGCCGAGATACAATAGAAAACCTGATGGCGTTGTGCCGCCCCTGCCACCATGAGGCCGACTTCGGAACCAAATTAACCAAAGAGCATCTAAATGAAATCCACCAACACCACCTATCACGGGTTCACCCTTGAGGCCGTAATCAACCGCCACTACATCTTGCGAGTAAACGTGGACATGGCAGGGGTCATGATTCACCACTACGAGGTGTACCGCAGGAAGGGGGGCAACTTCATTTTGGAGTTCCAGAGCGAAGAGATCAACGATGACGCATTCAATGAGTGCGTAAAATTTGTACGTACAAAATGATCCACATCATCACTCCCTGCTCCCGTCCCGAGAACCTGGAATACCTGCGTGAGAGCATCCCAGCGGAGTGCAAATGGTTGGTGATGCTGGACTACTCCACCCGAAAGAGCAAGATCCCAAAAGGAATAAACGTAATGCGTTCGAACTTTGGAGGTGCTTGGGGTGCGCCATTGCGCAACGCAGCGATTGACTACCTGCAAATAAGCGCAAGCCACAATGACTACGTGTATTTCCTGGACGATGACAACATCATCCACCCCGATTGGTACAATGCCGTCAAGGATTGCAACGAGGACTTTGTGAATTGGGCGCAGGTGTTCCGCAATGGAGAGCCACGCCTACGGGCAACGGAATCCCCACGGGTAGGGAACATTGATACCGCCTCCTTCATGGTAAAGATAGGAACCATTGGCAAGAGCCGATTCCAAATGCTATATGAAGCGGATGGGCTATTTGCCCAGGAGGTATATCAAAAAGGAACAAAACAAACTATAAATCAGTACCTTTGCTACTATAACTATTTGAGATCATGAAAAGCGAATTTGTAAAAATCGGGACGGTTAAGCTTTCGCCAGACAATCCACGTTTGATTAAGGGTGACAAGTTCAAGAAGCTAGTACAAAGCATCAAGGACTTCCCGCAAATGCTTGAATTACGACCTATCGTTGTTGATGAGGACATGGTTGTACTTGGCGGAAACATGCGCCTGCGAGCTTGTATTGAGGCAGGGTTGAAGGAAGTTCCAATCCTTCGTGCCTCTATGCTTACCGAGGAGCAGAAGCGTGAGTTCGTAATCAAAGACAACTCCTCTTTTGGTGAATGGAATTGGGATATTCTTGCAAACGAGTGGGATATTAACGACCTTTCGGCTTGGGGTATTGACATCCCTGCTTCTTATTTTGACGATGATAAGGAGCCAGAGTTTGACAAGGACACACTTGACGCAGCACTTGATACCTACATTAACTCAAAGGTCAAGCAGATCACCCTTTACTTTGACAATCAGCAGTACGAATATGTGGTTGCCAAGCTGGAGGAGATCGCAAAAGAGAAAGAATTGGAAAGCAATACGGACGTAATAATTTATCTTCTTGAAAGCATTAGCGATAGTTCCAAGTAAGCAGCGACCCGAGCTATTCCAAAAGGTTTGCAGGCCTTTTGTTGATGGCCTTGGCATTGACGTTTTGCTGATCCTTGAAAAGGACGACTACGACAAGTACGAATACCCAAATAAGTTGCTCCTTGAAAGGAGTAATGCTGGAATTTGGTATGCTCTTTCCGAGGGGAAGCGTTACGCAGAGCAGAACGGGTATGACGTTGTGTTCAAGATTGACGATGATGTAACCTCGGTAGGAGAAATTGCGAATGACCTTCCAGTGGTTCTTTCTTATTTTGAAAAGTACCCGAACCTTGGAGCGGTGGTTTTTCCGTATGACTTTGAGTTCTACGCAAAAAGCAAGAACCTATTTACCCACATAAACAAAAGGGTGCAGACCTGCTACTTGATAAGAACCTCATCGTTCCGCCCAACGGAAGGGGTAAACACCTTTGAGGATTTCTTTCAGTTCTTCCAGATAATACAAAACAATGAGTTCACGTTGTTCTGCGCACGGCACCCGATTAAATGTAAGCCCGTTGGAAGTGGGGCTGGTGGTCACCAAGCTTTTGACAGAAAGAACCAAGCCGAGCAGGAGATAAAGTTATTTCAATCCATTGATCCAACCGTTGAGGTTATTGTAAAGGAAGATAAGCGTTGGTACTATGAGCCACGTCTTGTTGGACAACAATACAAAGCAAAGAGAATATGAGGCGTATTGACTTAAAAAGGATCGAGATAGACAAGGATAAGTTCAAGAAGCGAACTGCCCTTAAAAGCGATGTGAGCACCCTTATTAAGGAGGACTGCATTATATACGTTGATGATAAGCCAGTAGTTCTGTACAAAAAGCTGGAAACTGACACTTCGGCCTTGCGATGGGCAGTTAAAAGCCAGAAGTATTCTACGGGCAAGCGGAGCAGAGGACTCGTGTCAACGTCTAATATATTTGGTTACTCCCCACGGGTAGCCATGCGTCATGATTACTGCACCGTGACGGCCATGTCCCAAACAAACCCGAAGCAGCACCATGTGATTGCAAACTTCGCAAGTGAGCTGGTAGGATATTACAAACAATTCTTTCCAGAGCAATACGAGTTTCACACCAAATTGGTTGAGGAGCGGGTGATGAAGGATTGGACGATTGGAGGCTCCCCGTTCACAAGTGGAATCGTAAACAAGAACAATCAGTTGAAGTACCATTTTGATGCTGGGAACTTCAAGGGGGTTTTGTCCAATATGGTGGTTTTCAAGAAAGACGTTGATGGCGGACATTTGGTAATCCCTGAATTGGACATTGCCCTAGAGGTAGCCGACAATACGCTTACTATTTTTAATGGGCAGGAAATCCTGCATGGCGTTTCAACAATCGAATACAAAAACGAACAAGCGTACCGCTACTCAATCGTTTACTATTCACTGGAACAGATGTGGAAGTGCGAGCCACTGGGGGATGAGATAAAGAGAATACGGAAGATTAAAACTGAACGGGAAAAGAAAAGACTTGACCCCGAGCATCTCCAGTCATTATCAGCAAGGCGTGATGAGTTGAAGGAATATAGTGATAGCGAATTGGTTAAGAACAAAATGAAGAACCTATGACTAAAACTGACATAAGTAAAAAGGCGATGCTGGAAGCGTTGGAGAAATCCCTGGGCATTGCCACCTCGGCATGCAAATCGGTTGGCATATCACGGGAAACGCACTACCGATGGTTGCGGGAGGATGCTGACTACAAAGCAGCAGTCGATTCAATAGGAGACATGACCATTGACTTTGTGGAAAGCCAACTGCACAAGCAAATCAAGGAGGGCAATTCCACCGCCACCATTTTCTTTTTGAAAACAAAAGCCAAGAAGCGGGGCTATGTGGAGCGCACGGAGTTGGACATCTCAACGAGCAAGCAATTTGAGGTAGAGGTCATTGACACGGATCCGAACGAATAAGGTATTCAAACACCTGCTCAAAAGCGACAAGCGCATCACAGTTGAGCAAGGGGGAACTCGCAGCGGGAAAACGTACAATATCCTGCTGTGGGTTATTTTTCATTATTGCGCAGTCAATTCGGGCAAGGTGGTCACCATCTGCCGTAAGACCTTCCCGTCCCTGCGTGCCTCCGTGATGCGGGACTTCATTGAGATTCTGCGAGAGCATGACTTGTATCGTGAGGAATATCACAATATGTCAAGCAACGAGTACCACCTCAACGGAAACATGATCGAGTTTATCTCCCTTGACCAACCGCAGAAGATACGGGGGCGTAAGCGCAACATGCTATACATCAACGAAGCGAACGAGTTGTTTTACGAGGATTGGCAGCAGCTCATTTTCCGTACCGATGGCAAGATCGTGTTGGACTACAACCCTTCCGATACGTTCCATTGGATATACGACCGAGTAATCACCCGCAACGATTGCGACTTTTATCAGACCACGTACCTGGACAATCCATTCTTGGATCAAATCATCGTTGAGGAGATCGAACGGCTGCGTGATACGGATGAGGACTACTGGCGGGTATATGGATTGGGAGAGCGAGGTAGCAACCGTGCAGCCATCTTCTCATTCACCACGGGAGAGATCCCAACAGACGCAAAAATACTAGCTTATGGAATGGACTTCGGCTACACAAACGATCCCAGCACCTTGGTGGGTGTGTACGAACACGG